GTGGGAACAAGTATCAGAGTTTTCAACCCCATCATGTGATAGTAACGAACTAGTGAGTAAATAACCAGCGATTTACCGCTAGCAGTAGGAGAAACGATAAGAGTACGATTTCTGGCAATAGCTCGATGCACAGCATCAATTTGATATTCACGAAGTTTAAGGCTCTTTCCATGAGATTTTGGTTTGAGTGATGTGATGTAACTTCTAACCACTTCGCGTATAATATTCCGCTCATTTTCAACTCCCTCTTCTAATATATAATCTATTTCATTTCTCTGACAGAAACCCTTGATATATTCTAGTAATCCTACATAAATTTCTCCAGAGCCAGGAGAAAAGAGTCGTATCTTTCCATCCCATATTCTATTTCGATATGTTGGCATAAATTTGAAGCCAGGAACCTCAAATGTGAAGAAGCTAGTAAGTTCTTGCGACTCAGATGGTGACAAATCTGAAAGTATTAAGTATACTTCATTCTTTTTAGATATACGCATTTTGTAATGTTCCAGGCTCACCGTAATTGCCTCTTAACAATATATTCCAAGAGACACTAACACGTTCTTCTTTAGTGGGCGGAACCCAATGTGATAACCAAGACGGGAAGATATATCCAACACCCGCTACAGAATCAAACTGAATCATACTAGAGTTTATAAAGTTTGAAGTGTTTCTTGGTTGTAACACATGAGCAGCTGGTCTAGGATCAAAAAACTGTATTGGTGCGGTGTTTCCTGCTTTCAGATAATATACCCCAGACAAGAAATTATTTGAGTGTGTATGGGGGGAATGTGCCTCGCCACTGTTGAGTTTGGTTGCCCACATATTTGTTATCTCTATTTTTTCATACTGATATTGTTGTTTTTCTAGAATCGAAGTTGTAGCTTCTAATATACGGTTCACCAAAGATTTGAATACTTTATCGTCATGTAACTGGTCGGATGACAAAAGTGCATGTTTCATCATAGGTGCATGTTCTACATTCAAAGAAAACTGAGATATAACTGTTGGAAAACAATTATAAGATTTTACATTCACCATCTACATTAACCAACAAGTGACACTATATCGCGTACCAGATGTAATTTCATTGACTTCATGGGGATACATAAAGTTGGATGGAAAAATTAATGCAGAACCAACACTTGTGTGAAAAGTTTTTCCAGCAATAATAATATCGCCACCTTCATAATCATCATTTAAAAATAACAATGCAGTAACCTGTGGATATCCCCACTCCTGCCCATGGCTGTGGTGAATGGTATCAATATGTTTTGACATGAAACCACCAGTTTCATATTTGCTGACTCTGAAATCTGTTAAGTGTTGTGCGGTGAATAAATTAAAGTCTGAATGATATCTCTCAACAACATCTTCATAGCATGATTTAATACCTTGGTAATATGTATTATCTTTGAATATCCAGAAATCTTTGCTATCAACTCTGTCATCCTTCACACGAGCACCGCTATCATGTGTTGCATATCTAGATGGTTTATATGCAAAATTTTCACGTATAAGTTTTGAACATAAATCATCACTAACCACATTCGTATAATATTTTACATAATTTACTGTAAATTTACACTCAATATAATGCATTATATCTTCCTTAGTATGCATCACATCATTCCAGCTTCAAACTTTTTCCAATCAGTTGCGTTACGAATGTCCCACCCACGATTGTCAATTGATTTCATTACGCCCTTACAATAGTCAACGCATGATTCGTAATAACCAATTTTATTTTGAAGTCGAAGGATATCATCGTCTGATTGAATATACATTACAAGGTCTGTCTTCATAACCCTGATGTCAAAGGGTTTTGCAGCATACACTTTCGCATCCGCCTTACCACCATAGTATTCCCATTTTTTGCGATACAATTGTTGATGGTCAGTTTTAGCCTTGATCAACAACAGTTCAAAATCTGCCTTGAAGTCTAGCCACTTCTGCTTTATCATTTGATTTTTGAAAGATTCCTGATCGATGTGTTCCTGATCAGTTACGGGAAGGTCTTCTCTTGCAGTATTTTTTAATGTCTCTAAATCCATAATTACCTCATAATAAAAAAAGTGAGCAGTTTGGTTTCTCTCATTGATATATTGACCCTGATGAGTTCGAACGAGTCATCATCAGAAATTAAGTCTAAGATTTGATAACTGTTAAAGCTTACCAAATCTGCTCATGAATATATATAATGTTTAAATCTTAGACTCCCTCAAATTTATAGATTTGATATGCAAAAGATGCAGTAGAAGTCATATATTCAACATCTGTTGCGCCTTGTGTAAACTCTAATCCACCTAATGAAATAGGAAATATGTTTTGAAATACAACATTTAAAACAGGATTGTTTTTATTGGAGAGTATCATAAGAAAAGCATCTGAATACATTGCCTTATCTGCCGTTGCAGAACCTACAATATCAACTGAAGGAGTTTCCCCCCCAGCTGGAGCAAGTGATGTTACATCTCTGTGTGTTCTAAACTCAGACCTGTTTGATGGAAAACCAATTCCTGTCATCCAATTATGAAGTGATTGATAATTCTCCAGATATTCATCCACAATAAATGTAATATCAAGATTAGCATATGTCAACTTTTCACCCATAATTGGAATATTCTTGTATGGGTTTGCAAAATCAAAAGATGCGCCTTCAATGCCAGGCAAGTTTGCATTAATAGTAAAAAACTCAACCTTTGGAAGTTGGTTAATACCAAATCGAAACTGAGTTGGACTTGCATAGTCTAACTTATCTGGTTGTCTTGCGAGAGGTGATTGTGCTGTGGCCATACATCTATTTATAATAAAAAAGGGGGTGCCCGAAAGCACCCCCAAAAGTTTATTAAACCCCTTATCTTACATAAGGTTAGAAACTTTAACTCGACGATACCAAGCGTTGGTGTTCGCATCAATTGACGCATCGGTATTAACCGTGTCACCAGCAGCAACCGCACCCGCAGCAGCGAATGGGTTAGCAGCAAGACCATAACGTGTCTTGAAACCAATCTTGGGCTGGAAGGAATTCTCACCAACCGCACGAACCATCTGAAGCGGAACGTATGGGCAGTAGAAGAAACCAGCATCGTAAGGTGATGTGCCCTTATAACCAACAACATAGTACTGAGAAGCAGCTACGTTGGCAGCATATGGGTCAACATAAACCTTGAAGCGACCATTCATCACACCAGCGAATGTGGAGGATGTGTCGTCAACTGCGAGGTTATTGTTAAGAGCAGGCGTGTAATCAAGAACACCAGCCATCTGAAGAGCAGAAGCAACATCAGCTGAAACAATCAGCATGTTACCCTTGCCACGACGAGTCTGTTGACCAATCGCATTGGCATCACGTTCAATCTGGAACATAAGACCCTTGAACTTCTCAACTGACCAACGACCATTTGAGTCGGTGTCCAGATCGAAGATACCAGCAGTAGTTGTATTAACCTGAGCACCCTTGACCGCTGTAACATACAGAGAACGAATAACTTCACGATTTATTTCAGCAAGAATTTCTGTGCTGAGAATGTTGGCGAGTTCCGTCTCGGCATCAAGACCGTGAATTGCTTTAAGGTCTTGTGCAAGTTCCATTGTGTACTCAGCTTTGAGCGCACGGGAAACTGCTGTAACTGTGGTCTTCTCGATTGAGAATGCCATTTCAGCGAAAGCATTTGAACTGCTATCACCAAGTGCTTCAGCCTGGGCAGTTGTCATACCTGTTGCCGAAGTGTATGTTCCAACAGGACTGTCATTAAGAACTGATGGGTTAGTTTCTGTAGAAGCAACATCACCACCACCGATTGTACCGGCATTGTTTTGATTGGAACGACCAGTACCGCCTGGGAAAGACTCATCCATAAGTGCTTCTGCACCGTCTTGCGACAGTAACGAGGAGCGCATGGCAAAGATCAGACCCGTTGGACCTGTCATTGGTTGCACACCGCAAACGTCATAAGCAATCAAATTAGGCATCGCACGACGAACCAATGAGATCAAAATTGGATCCCATGTGTCCATCTGTCCGCCACTCGACGCATTGACTGGCGCTGTTTCCGAAAGGAAACCACGATCCTCACGCATTGCTTTTTCTTGGTTTTCTAAGATGAGAGTGGTAACTGCCCGCTTATAAGAATCCTCAATCCGTGGTAGATCGGGGTGTTCTAGGACTGGCTGCCACTTTTCTTGTAGATGTTCTGTTTGAAACATTTGTTTCTCCTTTTTAATTTACATCCGTTTATAATATTATTGGGCACGCTTTTTGTTACGACTAATTGCCGACATATACGCTGTCATAGCGCCAGTCGTATCAATGTCCTGTGCGGTGCCATCTTCTTCATCATTAAAACTCTGTTCAACTACAGTTTTCGGGAAATAACTTTCCTTCAAGGTGTTAAGTTTTGCACGGAACGACTCTTCCGAAACAAAGTCAACATCTTCTGTTAAAGACTTGAACTTCTCAATTTCTGTGTCAGTCAACTCTTCGGAAACCTCTGAGATGACCTGTTCACGAACTAATTGTGATTTAACCTGTGTAAGAGAAACATTCTGCTCCATAACAGAATTAATTTTTTCTTCTAGTTCGCTAATCTTGTCAGACTGTGCTTCGAGAACGTCATATTTCTCATTCGGCACATCAATATAATGATCTTCAAACAACTGTTTCAGCCCAGAGATGAAGTCTTCTGCAATCTCGCCCTTTAAACCGCGCTCAATTGCCAACTCGTTCTCTTTCGTCCATTCCTCTACAACGTAGTTGAGATAAGTATCTACCTTTTCTGTAAGAGTATTAACAGACTCTTCCAGTTTTTCATCAAATTCGGAAGTCATCGTGTCGTGAATACGAGTGATTTCTTCGCGAGTCTTCGATTTAACCGCAGCTTCAAAGATTGTAGCTGCCTTATTTTTGAATTCTTCAGAAAGTCCTTCACCCTCTACGAGAGCAGCAACATCTTCCTTGACACTAATAGACTTGATCTTCTCTTCGATCTCTGCCTTAGCATCTTCAAGTTTCGCCAGTTCCTCTTCTGTTTGAGCATTCTCTGCCTCAGAAAGTTTTCCAGCATGAGTTGCCATCATCTCTTCGATGTCACTCTTCTTCATCTTTCCGATTTGCTCAAGAGCCTGTGCTTTAGTCATTTTCTTTGCTTCAGCAATTTCCTCTTGACCTTCTTCTGGTTCTACTTGATCACCAGCGGCAAGTTTTTCGGGTTTGTCTGCTTTACCAGCACCCTTCTGTTGTGCATCGCTTTTAACTTCTTTAGCTTTCTTTGCAGCAACATCTGTTGGTGATTTCTTTGCATCAGGTTCTACCACGGGTTCTCCACCGTCTTCTACTTCACCGCCAGGTGTTTCATTCCCAATTTTCTTTTTGCCTTCGGCTGGAGCGGCACCCTTTGT